ATTATAAACAACAAATAAGTTCGCGTATGCAAAATTCTTCAAATCGTAGAGGTTTTGGCACTACCTCCCTACTCGCGTACCCCAGCTCATCTAATAGCAATCTTGGCAACGTTAAAGTCGTCCGCTTAGATATAGACAAACTCACGAACGGAAACGTTCAGTCTAGAAATATTCTAACCCGATTACTAGATAGTATTGTCAGTGGTAATGAAGTGAATTTCACTAGCCCTATAGCTAATGATAATAATCCCTCAGATATACTTTCAGGATGGGATGAAGTATATAATGATAACCTATCGAAGATTAACAATGTACTCGACAAGATAGAGATGTCTAATCGATCCAAATACGGACCAAGGTCTATTGCAAAACCATGGTCGGAAAGAAAAGAGAAGCTATACTCCTCATTTGGAAGAGGAGGGACGTACCCACAACTTGATGTGGTAAAACTTGGACCAACGAAAAGGCTGCGAGCGTTGACTGTAGATAACGCAATGAAGTATCTCAAGAATAATACTAATTCAGGCCTCCCTTTCATGGTTAAGAAAGGTAGGGTTAAGGAAGAAACACTTCGCTGGTTTAAAGACCTGCTGGCTGTTAACTCACCATGTGTTTTATTCACTAGAACGCAAGAAGGTGGTAAGACTAGAGATGTATGGGGATATCCAATTGCCGACACTCTTAATGAAATGCGCTTTTACCGTCCACTGCTGGAATTGCAATCTAAGAACCCAAGTAGGGCAGCCTTACGGAACCCAAGATCGCTTGATGAAGCGATTAATAAATTAATGCGATTTTCTAGGCAAAATAACCTTTATAACTTCTCGAGTGATGTTTCAGGTTACGATGATGATGCCAAACTCTTTGTACAATCAATCGCAAGAGACTCTATTAAACCCCTATTTCAATCTGAGTTCGCTGATGAAATTGATGTGTGTTTTGATAGATTTAATACAAAAGGCATTGTTACGCCGGATGGTATTTTGACAGGACCACATGGCATACCATCTGGATCTACTTTTACTAATGAAGTAGGTTCTATTATTCAGCTCTCAGTACTCAATTCTGCTCGTAGAGTTTATACAGATCTTTGTCAAGTACAAGGTGACGACGGTGTTGTCCCAACTAGCGACCCTGACGAAGTTTTCTCTGCTTTTGAGTCAGCGGGATTTAAAATTAATGAGGAAAAGTCTGATGTTTCACGCGAATATCTGGTGTACCTGCAATTGTTATATCATCCAGATTATTTTGACCATTCAACTGGTCTAATTAGTGGCGTCTATTCTACTTACAGAGCTCTGAATAGAATAGTTCATATGGAGCGCTTCGACGACATTTCCGAAGAGGGGATTTCAGGTAAGGACTACTTTGCAATTAGGACTATTTCAATACTTGAAAATTGTAAACACCACCCTCTGTTTAGAGAACTTGTTAGGTATGTACACTCTCTAGACAAATATAGTTTAGCAACGAGCGACCTGGGAATACGTGCTTATGTTGAGTTAAGACGTAAACAAGAAGGTAAAGATGTTTCATTCACGCAGTATAATTATGGTGACGATATAGCAGGC